GTAGCGGGCAGCGACTTCTGCGCGGTTCACGAGCGGTACGTGGCGAGACGGGAGAACGGAAGTGCCTGACGCCGCGCAAAGACAGCCCTGGGAGAGACGAGCGGGCGAGCCGAGTCGGTGCTATGCGGCCTTCTGCTACGTGCGAAATCTGGGGCCAGAACGCACGATCCGGCAGGGCGTGAAAGTGTATCTGATAGGGGACTGCCCCAAGAATGCCCCACAACGCGCCCGGCAACAGCGTCGATACAGGACACATGACAGACCGGCCGCCTATCTGGAATCGGTACGTGGACAATGGCGCAGGTGGAGTAGTCGATTCCATTGGTTTGAGCGCTGTGGAGCCTATGACGTTTACCAGGAGTATCTGCTTCGCCATGCCGAGCTACGGGCAGAGTCGGCGGCAGTAGAGCAGAAGGCGGCCGAGCGGGTCCAGCAGCGGGAGTTGCTTACCCTTGAGGCCGTCACCCTCCGCACGATTGCGCGGCTGCTCGCGATGCAGATTCTCGCGGTACTGAAGGACCCGGAGCAACTCAAGCAACTGAAGCTCCATCGGGTCAAGGTTGTGGCCGGCGATACCCTCAACCGTACCGAGACAGTCACCCCCGGCGTACTTGACTTGCTCAAGCTCACTGGCGACGGGCTGAAGGTCGGCTCCGAACTCTACCGGGTAGCACAACTCGGCCAGCCCGACGATGACGGCAAGCCGAAGACGGCAGAGAAGCGGGTCGAGGAGTTGGCGACGATTATAGCGGGGCAACTCATGGGCATGGATACGACGGCGATGCTGGCGCTGCGGGAAGAGCTGCTCGGGCTGAACGGAAAGGCGGAGGCGAAGTGAGCGAGAACGACGAGCGGATTCCGGTCTACCAAGGGTGTTGCCCAGGACACCACAACGAAGCCGATGCGATATATCCAGACAAGCGCGTGTGGAGCAATGGGAAACCATACGTGGCCCGTTCCGACATCGAGGCGGTGGTGGACGAGCGGATAGCGGCACAGAAGGAAGCCAGGGAGCCTGATCGTTCGTATGTCAAATGTACCATGCCATACCAGGTCTTCCCGCACGGTTGGTCGTTGTGCTACGAGGTAGGGGAAGACCCCCTCCGCGAGAAGGAGGCTGTGGCAGAGGTTGACTGTAGCAACGAACGAGAGGACGGCTTCTGCCTGCTGCACATCCGCAAGGGCGAGAGCGTTAGCATCGACAGGGGGAACCTTGCCGTCTTAGGGCTGAGGCATGGGGACAAGATAGCATGGCGTCGGATAGCACGGACCCCGGAACCCGACCCCCTCCACGAGGCCGCGCCGCCCTTTCGGACAACTGAGACCTGGGATGGAACTGTCGGTGCCTCAACAAGCGGCCCGGTGGTTACGGAAGCACGAGGGGGCGATGAGGAAACTAGCGGACCGATAGACCCCTTCCGCGAGGCCGTGCGGGAGTTCGCGAAACGAATGGGCGGCCACAACTGCTTCACGCAGGAACAGGCCGCGGCATTCCGTGAGGTCCGCGCGCTGCTGGGGGACGAGGCTAGAACCCCTCAGGTCATCATGGCAACCTTGCCTGGTACGCAGTCCTTCGTGCTGGACGGCAAGGAGGTGTCGATAACATTCTCAGCAAAGGCCAGGCAGATTTGCCTACAGGGCGGCGATGATTCCGCAATATTCCTGCTACCCGACGAGGAGAAGACGGACGAGGCATGACCGCAACCCCCGACATTCTGGAGGCGGTGCGCGACAACCCCGCGGCGATAGAGGCCCTGATCGAGGGCCTGGACGCGGTGCTGGCCCCGCGCTTCGCTGAGGTGTACGCCGACCACCCCGACCGCTTCGTACTGGAGTGCTTCACCTGGAAACCGGGTGAGGGGCCGACACCAGACCAGCTCGACGTGCTGAGGGAACTACCTGCGCGCCGGCGCGCGGCCCTGCGAGGCCCCCACGGACTCGGGAAGACCGCCCTCGCCGCCTGGGTGGTGCTCTGGTTCGGCTTGACCCGCAACTGCGTGGAGGGCGACTGGAAGGTCGTTACGACCGCCTCTGCGTGGAGACAACTGTCGCACTACCTCTGGCCGGAGATACACAAATGGGTTCGTCGTCTGCGGTGGGATCGTGTAGGGCGTGGACGCTTCGACGAGCGGACAGAACTCCTAATCCAGATGCTGAAGCTCAGCAATGGCGAGGCATTCGCCGCGGCCTCCGACAAGCCGGACCTCATCGAGGGGGCCCACGCGGACCGCCTGTTGTACGTGTTTGACGAGGCGAAGGCAATCCCGATGGAGACGTGGGACGCGGCAGAGGGTGCGCTCGCTTCGGGCGACTGTATGGCGCTGGCGATTAGCACCCCTGGCGAGCCTGTCGGGCGCTTCTACGATATCCATGCTCGCAAGCCGGGGTATGAGGACTGGTGGGTAAAGCACGTCACCCTGCAGGACTGCATCGTGGCTGGGCGGGTATCCCAGGAGTGGGCAGAGCAGCGGCTACTCCAGTGGGGCGAGGAGTCGGCGGTATACCAGAACCGCGTCCTGGGCGAGTTCGCTTCTAGCGAGGCAGACGGTGTCATTCCGCTCTCGTGGGTAGAGGCGGCGAATGACCGCTGGAAGGCGCTGGAGGAGTCGGGGGAGTGGGGGCCACTGACGCGACTCGGTTGCGATATAGCCGATGGCGGTCAGGACCACAATAGCATCGCGCGGCGTCACGGCATGGCGATCCGCAAACTGGATAGACCGAACGAGCGCGATACGATGGGAATGGCGGGACGCATTGCTGGCATTCAGGAGCAACACAAGGTTGAGGCCGTCGTGGATGCTATAGGCATCGGGGCAGGGGTAGTGGCAAGGCTGCGCGAACTCGAACTGCCCGTAGTGGCATTCAGCGCGTCAGAGGGCACGAAGATGCGCGACCTTTCTGGGGAGATCAAGTTCCGCAATAAGCGTTCCGCCGCCTGGTGGACAATGCGGGAGCTACTCGACCCGGCGAATGCACAGGGCGTCGCACTGCCTCTCAATGATCTGCTGACCGGGGACCTGACGGCACCACACTGGCGCGATACATCGAGCGGGGTGGGAGTAGAGAGCAAGGACGACATCCGCAAGCGGATCGGGCGCTCTACCGACGATGGCGACGCGGTAGTGATGGCATTCTGGCAGGAGCCGGTGGGGCAGTTCGCAGAGGCATTCGAGATATATGTCTAGGGGCCGCGCATGGGACTAATCTCCGCAATCCAACGGAGTATTGGGCAGCGCCTCGCTAGGGCGCTGTCTCCATATTTCGGGCCTACCATCGACCAGCTCGGGGCCTCTCCCACGGAACCGGGTGCGGGCGAGGTCGGCCTTGTCGATTCCGACTTCGTCACGAGTCTAACGCGACGGTGGCGGGTAAGCCAGAACCGGGAAGAGCGGCATTCGATTCGCCGGCGCATGGCCGAGGAGTCGGCGCTGATATCCAAGGCGCTCGATGTGATTGCGGACGTGGCGACGGCGCCGGAGGATGAGGGAGACGCGCGGGACGCCTTCGAGGTTCACTGCGAGGACGACCGCATAACCGAGGAAGTAGAACTCCTCTGCAGCGCCATCAAGTTACGGGAGCGAAGCGGTGGGATAGCACGGCGACTGGCCGCCTACGGGAACGAGATGCGCGAGCCCGTGCTGGACCCGGCGGGGGGGCGTGTCGTGCGGTACAAGCTCCTGCCTGAGCAGCAGATGTGGCGGCGCGAGGATAACAAGGGGCTTCCCCTGGACCCGCCCTGGGAAGAGCGGCCGTACTACAAGCAGGACGGCAGCGGTATTGCCTTCGCCGAGTGGCAGGTCGTCCACTACACCTATCCTATCGACCCCGACGAGACGTATGGGCGGGGCATCCTGCAATGCGAGCGGGAGTACATCCGACTCGCCGCGATGGAAGACGATATGGTCGAGGCGCGGCGGCAACGGGCGATGGACCGGATGGTGCATCGAGTGCCGGTCAGTGAGCGCATGGACCGGGACCAGCAGGAGGCGGCGGTCAAACGGTATGCGGAGAAGTTGACGCGCCGACGGGTCCTCTCGGCAACCCAGGGCACATCGACCCGAGACAACCCCACCAGCGCGACGCAGGACTTCTACGTGCCCTACATGGGCAAGGACTATCCCGACTCGGGGCCTACGTTGCTCACCCCGGCGAACGTGCAGCTCCAGGTGATTAGAGACGTGGAGTATCACCGGGCGACTTTGTTGGCCAGGCTGGGCGTCCCCATGCGATACCTGAACCTGGGGGGCGCGGAGGCGGCACGGGCAGCTATCGGCAGCGGGAACATCTCGTACGAGGATATCCAGTTCGCCCGCACGATCCGGGGGATGCAGAAGTCGCTGGCCTACGGGCACAACATCGTCATAACCCTGCACCTGATTCTGCGGGGGTACGACCCTATCAAGGAGCCGGTCTCGCTGGAGTTCCCCGTTATCTCAACCGCGGACGCGGCGCAGAACGCTGATATCGAACTGAAGCGGGCGCAGACGTTGGCGATCATCGCGAACTTCCTGCAGGTGCCCCTGGAGATGGTGGCCGACCACTACATGGGGTTGACCGAGGACGAGAAGGAGCGTTGGCTCGGGGACTTGGGCGAGCAGTTGGCGGGGGCGGCGGAGGAACAGTTGGGGCGGCGCGCGAAGTCATTGCAGGAGATATCGGCGGCGGTGTTACTGATGGCGAACAAGGAGCTAGAGGGTGACGGCAGCCACGCAGAGGCGCGAGAGCCTGCGCTTAGCGGTACTGACAGCCACAACTACCCTGGTCCTGCTTGAGGCGGCGAATAGCCTTCCAGGACGGCTCCCTATCCTGCGAGTCGTCCAGTCGTTCGCGCGCAAGTGGGAGGCTTCCTTCTGGGAACGGTATCGGCAGCCGTCGCCGTCGCTGCTTGTGCCGTTGATACGAGACACCTTCGACGCGGATCTGGCTGTCGAGCGGGAGCGGGAACTGTGGCGGCGGGCGGCGGGGTTGCCGGAGCAGAGGCAGCGGTTCGTTCGCAAGGAGTGGCGGGCGCGGATCGTCAACCTGCGGAGCCTGGACGATACGGAGAAGCAGAACCTGGCGGCGCAACTCCGGGGCAAGGCGATGCTGGAGGCGGAAGAGCGAACGACGGGGTCGCTGAGGGTCCTCATGCAGTCCATTGAGTTGCCGGAGGGCCTGGACGGGCAGTTCCGACAGGGCTTCCACATAGCCTTTGAGGACGCGATGAAGAACGGGTCGAGGAAGGCCGCGGCACAGTTGGGCTTTGCCGAGGACTGGTTACTCAAGGACCCCGCGGCGGTCGGCGAGATGGGGCAGTATGCTGGCTACTATGGCGACAGGCTGACGAAGCTCGTGCCGATGGAGTGGCAGGTCGAGGTCCGCAAGGCGATGATAAAGGGGCTCGACGAGGGCATGTCGGCGGTGGACATGGGGAGCGAACTCCGGGGTGTATGGGACAACCTGGAAGGATGGCAGGCGGAGCGCATAGCGCGGACCGAGGCGGTGCGGGCGCGGATGGAGGGGCGGCGTTCTACCTACCTGGCGGCGGGCATACAGATGCTGGAGTGGGTGCTGGGACCACACCCCTGCCCGGTGTGTCGTGCGCGGGCGGGACGACGCTACCCGGTAGGAAGCCGGGAGTTGCCGCCGACACCCCACCCACATTGCGAATGTGACGCGGTGGCGAGTGACGACGATCTGGACCGCATGAGGGCGCAGGCGTTGGCGGGCACGGGTGCGATCACGCCCCTGCCGAGTCCGATGGCGGCGCGGTATCCGCAGGGTTAGGGAGGCGAAAGAATGCCGGAGATAACCAGGCATGAGAACGTGCCCCTTCGAGACATGACGAATACGGAGTTGTGGCAGTACCTCAACTCGTGTTCGCTTCAGCAGGCGGGCACCAGTTCGATTTCCTACCAGATAGAGCGGGCCCTGTGCGAACTGGGTAGACGAATCGCCAAGGTGAGCGGTACTCATGTGACTTGGCCCGACGAGTGGGACTGGCCGCGCGGTGAATCGCCGAAGGACACGCCAGCAGAAGAGGGAGGCGCCTAGCATGGATGAGCGCATGAAGGCGATCATGGTCGTGGCGGAAAAGGCGGCGAAGCTCCTGGCGGGGCCGGACTGTCCCTGGGTAGACGTGATGGCGGTTGCGCGGGAACCCAGGGGAGGCTATACGGTGACGCTCTACGTGCCCGAGATCAATGAGCGGGTGCTGCTGGAGGCGAACAAGGGCGAGCGGTTGACGGAGCAGTCGGAGAGCATCTAGGAGGCGATGATGTCGTCATTAGAAGACCCATACGCGTTCTGCATTAAAGAAGAACGCATAGGCCCGACGACTCCGGCCAGCATGGAGAGCGCGCTGGAGAACCTCTATGCCTTCACAAAGAAGTATCCGGGCGGGCCGAGGCTCACAGGGCTTCGACTGGAGAGGGACCTATCCATTGAGTACGACGCTGGAGAAGTCGAAGGGCGATTCGTGCAGGGCCCCCATCCGGTGCTCGTGCTGATCTTCGAGGACGGCGACGAGGTAGCGATTCCAGTGTATAAGCCAGTGAACGACGACAGCAACGTCATAGCTTCCCTCATCTAACCCCGCCTACACAAAGCGAATAACACGCCCGGTCAGCCGCCTAGCTAGCGGCAGGCCGTGAAGATGCATGCCCCTCGTTCTCGCGCGAGAGAGACCGGGGGGTTTCTGTTTGGCCGGGCGTGCCTGACTCATAGAGGCGATATGCCCAAGGAATACCTCGCCTGCGTGGCGAGCGAGAAGAAAGACGGGAAGTCCCTGGCCGACGCGAAGCGCATCTGCGCCATCGCGTACCACAAGCGACACGGTAAGACGCCGCAGGAAGCGGCGAGGGAGACGCTAGACATGGCCACGGTCAAGGACAGCCTAGAGGCACAGATTCGCGCGGCAGTGGAGAGCGGCGACGAGGAGGGCGCTGCCGAGTTGCGCGTCCTTATGGAGCAGGCGGATTCCGTCGTCATGGAGGCGACGAAGGGGGGCGCGCTCACCGAATACACATCGGCTAGCGGTCCTATCTCTGCTAGGCCCGTCACTGAGGGCATCTGGGCCGATGCGCCCGGGAGCCTTGAGTTGACGATAGACAAGGCGCGACACGCTGTGCGGGCGGCCTACAGAGAGTTCGGGATAACCGACGAGAAGGATACGTGGGAGCTAGATGTCGAGGCTACGTTCCCCAACAGCCTGATTATCCGTGGCCCGGAGAGTAAGCGCTGGCGAGCCGACTGGTCGTGGGGCGAAGACGATGGCGGCAATGAAACCTTCATCCGCCTGTTCAATATCGAACCCGTCGAAATCGTCATCCGGTTGCGTCCAGCGGATGAAGCGGTACAGGCGGAGACCATCGAGCTCCTCGAAACCTATACCGCCCCCGTTCGGATTCTCGCCGAGAAGGATACGACCACGACGGCCGGCAGCACCGACCACCTCATGACGGTGGAGTGCCTGCTGGGCATTGCCGACACCCCCACGAAGAACGGGCGAATCTACACCAAGGGCCTCTTCGAGAGCATCGTCGCGGAGTCGAAGGAAGGCTCGGCCCGCTCGAAGCGGTGGCTCGGCGAGGGTGACCATCCCGCCGACGGACGCCCCCGCCTCATGGATACGGTTTGCACCCCCTGGCGCGACCTCCGGCTCGAAGGAAACCAGTTGCTAGGGGCGACAGACATTATCAACACCACGAAGGGCGCTGACGTGCAGCGGCTCGTCCGTAATGGCGTTCCGGTGCAGGTGAGTTCACGCACTGCCGCTATCACGACGCAGGAGGTAAGAGACGGACAAACAGTCGATATCGTAGACGAGAAGACAGCGCTCGCGAACCTTGGCGGCTGGGACTTCGTTCTAGGCGCCGCTGCCCACCAGGGCGATGAGGTCGCGGGCGTGCGTAGTTTCAGGGAGAAGGACGGTACGCCTGCGGCAACCGCTTCGGCTCCCTCGTCGAGCGAAGTCCCTGGAACGACTATCGACGAGGTGCTAAACGAGATGACCACAGAAGAACTTCAGAAGCTCATCCAGGAGGCTGTCGCCAAGGGCACGACCGCCGGCGTACAGGTCCTCATGGAGACGAAGAAGGACGACCCGCCTGCCGCGGGCGATGATCCGCCGAAGGTAGATGGCGAAGAGCCTAAACCGAAGACGGAGGACCCGGACAAGCTCAGTGAGATGTCCGGCCGTATCGACAATCTAGCCGAGGTCGTTACGACCTACGTGCAGGGCCAGGCCGACGAGAAGAAGGCTGCGGCCAAGACCGAGGCACTCAAGAGCGCCACCACGGCGATCATGGAGACCGACGAGGTCAAGGCCTGGCAGCCCCCGGCGCGCAAGCTCATGGAGCAGAGGCTGGCCGAGGTCACCGAAGTCGACCAGCTCCAGCCGACGTATGAGCGGACCGAGCGCACCCTTCAGGAGATCGGACTCCTGATTGTCAACCGTCCGGGCGGAATGGGCATCACCGCCGCCCACATCGCTTCCAGCCCGGAGAAGAGCCGCGAGGATCGCGCCAAGGAATTCCAACTTGGCGTGCTCTCCCCTCGCTTCCTCCCCGAGAGTCGCGAAGAGGTGCTCGATCTCCTCTGCGAGGGAATTCCCGACAACGGCATGCACAGCTCTACCGACCCCGACGACCCGATTGCGAAGGCGCTGGGCGGCCGCGTTCCGTTCCACGGGTACCACCCCGGCAACCCCAATCACATCTTCCGCACCGTGCTGGAAAATGTGATGGACATGTATCCGAACTACCTCATGGCGAACCTGCGGCAGTACCGGCCCCAGTTCTCCATGCTGGAATGGACGGGTACCACGAACGTCGCCCAGACGGTGCCTTACGTCCTGCCGATCATCCGGCAGGTCTGGGCGCGCCTCCAGTGGGTTATGGAGCTGATGAGCGTTCAGCCCATGACGAAGTCGACCGGCGTGGTTCACTTCCTCGACTTCCTGTACGACCCGACCCTGGGCAACCCGGCCATTCCGGGCGAGTTCTGTTCTGACTATGCTCAGTACGTCTCCGAGCAGGCGGCTGTGCCCGAGGTGAAGCTCAGCCTCACGCACGCCGACATCACGATGGACACGAAGAAGCTCAAGGCCGAATGGTCGAGCGAGGTTCGCCAGAACCTGCGGGCTGACCACGGCATCGCCGTCGAGGCGGAGATGGTCAACTTCATGGCAGACGAGATCGCCCGAGAGGTGGTCGCGTTGCTGATGAATACCATGCGAACTGCTGCGGACCCGGCCGGGAATGTCACCGCCGGCAACGTGAACTTCGGATGCCTCCTGCCTGCCGCCGGCTACGTCGAACTGGGGACCTGGCAGAAGGAACTCTACCGGCACATCCTCCAGGCAGACGGCCTTGTTCGGGCACAGCGGCGCGGCCGCACGAACTGGGTTATCGCTGGACCGAATGCCTTGATTCGGCTGATGCGACTGGAGACATGGTCGGCGACGACCTCGGACTCCGAAGCCGCCGAGTGGGACGTCGGTATCAACCGCGTCGGCACTCTGGACGGGCAACCGAAGTACAAGGTGTACGGCGCCGACGCCGACTTCTGGCCGACCGAGTTGATTATGGTTGGCCGCAAGGGCGCGGACTGGTATGACTCGGGCATGGTGTACTGCCCGTTCATTCCGCTCTTCACCGCCCCGGCGTTCGTCGATCCGAACACCTTCTGCGAGCGCGTCGCCGTTATGTCGCGTTTCGGCTACTCCAAGGTCGTAGGCAACAGCCTTGCGACCGTCACCTGCCAGGCAGCCGTTCAGGGCGTGGGTTGGTAATCTGAGCGGTACCGACTGGACTGACTGACCGACGAGTGGGGAGGGCGGCGCGCTGTCGTCCTCCCCTACATTCTGGGAGCGTCCGATGACACAGACGGTTAAGGTGCGGAATACGTCCACGGTCGATCAGCTTTCCGGCATTTGGCTGATACGCGCGGGAGAGACAACGGTCCTGCCGATTGACGCGGTGGGGGGCTTCGGACCATCGGTCGAGGTCATCGACGATCCGACCATGTCGGCAATGACGCTCTATCGGACGCCCTGCGTACCAGGCTGTGGACATTCGCTCTGTACGCTCTCCCGGCAAGTCACGGTGGCGCTTCAACGGATGGGATTCTCGGTTGACCGGCAGACGTGGCGCGCCAACCGCGACCAGCCACCGATAGGCAAAACCCTACTCTGCAACGCGGGGACCTTTGAGGGGCCGTCCGGCTCCTGGTCCTGGCTGCACTTTGACAACTCCATAGCGCCACGCCAGCATGTCGCCTACTTTGCGGAGCACTTTACCGGGAACATCTGCGTAAGCGGCGCCGTCCGCGATGCGCTCAGCGCGGCTGGCGTACCGGATAACCGCCTGCGAGTCGTTCCAAACGGGATAGACACCTCGCTCTTCGCGCTCGACGGCCCGATTATGGATATCGGCGACGACGCATTCGTCTTCGCTATGGTCGGGGCTATGTCGCCCCGCAAGGGAGTCGATGTCGGGCTGGAGGCATACGGGCGGGCGTTCACGCGCCCCGACAAGGTCCTGCTCGTCGTAAAGAACTACGACTATGGGCGCGATGTCTGGTGTCGGGAGATGATCGGGGAATGGCAGAGGCGGCTCGGGAGCAAGGCGCCACGGGTTGAGTATATCTATCAGATGGGGATGGGGAACTCACAACCGCCGTGGACGGACGGGGAGGTCGCGGCCTTCTACCGGCGGGCGGCACAGCACGGCGCCTACCTCGCCCCGGCGCGGGTGGAGGGATTCGGCTTGACGGGGCTGGAGGCATTGGCCTGCGGTTGTCGGCTTGGAACGACGGGATGGAGCGGGCAGCTTGAGTATGCGACGGAGCAGAACGCCCACCTGTTCCCCTACAGCATGGAGCCGAGTGGCAACAACCTGGACCTGTATGAGGCCGACGAGAGACCCCTGTGGGCGGAGCCCGATGTTGGGGACGTGACGGCGTGGATGCAACGGATGGTCGAGGAAGCACCCGACGAGTTGCGACAGCGAGAGATCGCCGAGGAGGTGCGGCAGAAGTTCACGTACGCGCACATGGCGCGGGGCATTGCCGACGTGTTGGGCCTGCAGGAGCGCCGAGAGTCCGGGACCGTTCGGGCGTCTGAACCAGGGACTCCGCGCTCGAAAACTAGCGGAAACGTGGTTCTCGGCTCTCCTACAGGCACAGAAACGTTGGGCATCGGGATTCCGACCCGAGACAGGCCGGGATACCTGGCGATGTTGCTGAGCGCGCTGTACGTACAGACCAAGCGTCCCGACGCCATCTGCATCGTGAACGACGGCGACGAAAGCCTGCGGGACAATCCTGCCGTCAAGCAGATGATAGAGCGGTGGGAGCAGAGCGGGGTATGCTGCGATATCGTGAAGGGGGCCGAGAAGGGTGCCAGTCAGAATCATCAGATCGCGCTGGAGCATCTAGGGACCGATCTCGTGCTGAGAATCGACGATGATCTTTTGCCCGCCCGCCCGGATTTCGTGGAGCGCCTCTATCGCTTGCTCGACAATCAGCCTGGGGTGGGGGCTGTCGGCGGGTGCTATCCGATGCACACGGATGGAGTCATGCACGAATACGGCGCGATGAGCGGCCGGCGCGGCATGACGAACACGCTGGATGATCTGCTGGCCGGACATGCCCGGTTGCAGTTCTGGCAGTTCTCCGACGAGGCGGTCGTGGACTGCGAGCACCTGTATTCGACGTGGATGTATCGGGCGAGCGCGCTCCAGGAGGTCGGCGGCTTTGCGGACTGCTACAGCCGGTTTGGGCAGCGGGAGGAGAGTGACGCGAGTGTGCGGTTGTCTCTGTTGGGGAAGAAGCGACTACTGGTCGATATCCAGGCTATAGGCTGGCACTTCTTGGCTGCGGGGGGCAGACGGCCCGAAGGCAGCAGGGAGCGGGCCATCGCCGACGATAAGGTGTTCCGGGGGCGGGTCGCACAGTGGAGGGCGAAGGCATGATTCTCGTTGTGGGCATCGACGGCTACTCTTACGACTGGCGGCACTGGCTGGAGGAGGACGGCTTCCACACCGGCCTTCTCGACTCCCCGCACGCGCTATCGGGTCCCGGCTGGACGAGTATCTTTACGGGCCTGACGGCGGAGGGGCACGGCATCCCGCACGTTCCGAAGCCGGGGATGCTGAAGGGTCTGAAGCGGCCGCCTTACGTGTGGGACCACCTCGGGGCAGTCGATATGGAGACGGTGGCGGTGAATGTGCCCTTTACGTACCCGCCCCGGCTGGTGCGGCGGCTTCTCGTGTGTGGTTATCCCGCACCGGAAACGGATAGGACATTCCCACGGAAGGCGGCGGCGGATTGGGCGTGGCGCGACCTCGACCTCTACTACGCTCACCAGGGCGAGCCCTCCTGGGATTTCCTGGCTTGCCCCGATGAGGAACTGATGGAGACCTGCCGCGCTTCCCGGTGGTCGCTCTCCCATCACTTCCTGCTCGAACTCCAGAAGGGGAAGCCCGACCTCGCCATTCTCTGTCTAACGGACCTCGACAGGCTCGCCCACTATGCCTACCGGACCTTCCGGCAGAAGCGCGTCCTGAAGGGCATTGTCGCCGATATGCGGTTGCTCCTGGCCCGACTGGAGTTCACCCTCTACCCGGATTGGATATTCGTCGTGTCAGACCACGCTCTCGACTTGACGGATGCGCCCCGCGAAGAGGACGGCTGGGGACTGTGTCATGGGCCGCACTACCCGCACACACGGCGCGGCATCATCGCCTACAAGGGGCCGCACGCGCTGCCGGTTGAAGGCCTGAGCGCGGCGGTCGAGGACGTTACCCCCACGCTGCTCTATCTACTGGACGCGGCCCCGTCACAGCGTATTGAGGGGACGGCCTTAACGCAGATCGCCGAGGGGGGACAAGTAGACGAGGGCGAGATCAAACGACAACTGGAGGGCTTAGGTTATGTCTGATAAGAAGTGGGACCCAGGGACTTCGATGGAGGCGCTCTGGGACCGGCTCGCGATAGAGAATTCAACCAGCGCTATCTGCTACCGAGCGAGTCCCGAATGGTTTGAGGAGAGCGGACAGAGGGACGCCAAGTATCTCGCTGAATTGATCTATTTCTTCTTCGAGGACCCTGCATCGGTGACGGTGCTGGATATCGGCGGAGGCACCGGCCGGACAGCCAAGTATCTCGCCCCGGTCGTCGGGACCTACCATCTGCTCGACGTGAGCGGTGAGATGCTGCAACAGGCCGCCGAGCATATGCCGGTTATGACGAAGAGCGGCAAGATCGTGCTCGTCAAGGGCAGCGGGCACTCACTGGAGGCCGTCAAGGATGACTCTATCCAGTTCGCCTTCGCCCACATGGTCTTCCAGCATATGGATAGGGAGGTCACCGTTCGGTATCTGCGGGACCTGCCACGCGTCCTGGCCGATTATGGTGTGGCGTGGTTGCAGGTGCCGGCTATGCGATATCCTCAGCGCTTCGAGGAGGCTGACCGAGGAGACTGGCCGGCGAACTTCCGGCGCTGGTATCCGGGCGAATTCCTCGAAGTCTGCCTGCGATCAGGGCTTTCTGTGATCGCGGCGGATTGCGACGCGCTGGAGGTGATTGTCGCGAAGTCCCCGGTGGTGCCGTGGCTCGGCGGGGGCGACTGATGGACAAGTCGATGATACCGCAGACGCCGGAGAGTGAGCTGATGCCCCTGAGGTGCGACCCGCACCCCAAGCAGGTGTGGGGTTACCTGCGGGAGGATGAGGCGCAGCGACTTACGTGGCTGGCGGCGCACGTCCCCGCCGACAAGGCTATCGTAGAGATTGGATCGCTGCGTGGACGGTCAACGTGTCGGCTCGGCCTCGGTGCCGTTGCTGGCTTGGGCGCGCATGTCTGGGCGATTGATATGTGGGGACCATACAGCGTATCGAGCGGACTGAAGGGCGGAGACCAACACCGCGAGCGGTTCGACTTCAACATCGACCTCTTTGGACTCGGCGAGCAGGTGACCCCTATAAGGGCCGACTCCAGGGCAATCGCGAAGATATGGGGGGCAGGTATCGGACTGCTCTTCATCGACGGCGAGCATACCTATGAGGGGGTGCAGTCGGACTACGAAGGGTTTCGCGGACACGTCATCGCGGGCGGTTGGTTGGCTATCCACGACTATCACGAACACTGGGAGGCGATCACGCGCTTCGTCAACGAGACGGTGCTCCCGTCCGGCGATTGGGAGAATGTCAGTCTACGCCACACACTGTTGACGATGCAGAGGAGCGGTTAGCCGTGGCTGAGCGAGCGACACCGATGGCGGCAGAAGATCGGCGAGCAGACATGGTGGTATGTGAGGGCGGGCAGCCGGGACGTGGCGTTATGTTCCGGCGCTGGTTCGATATCTGCCTGCACAGCCGACCGGACTGCCCTCGAATCCGCGAGCAACCGTTGATAGAGGTATCGGAGCGGGAAGCGCGCGGCATGATGGGTTATGGCTGGTACCCCTGCGCCGTATGCGCGCCGGGGTTATTCTGGTAAGGGAGTCAAAGCATGGGATCTGTAGCTATCATCGGCATGGGCTTTGTGGGAACGGCGACGGCGAAGGCCCTCGGAAATCACTATGCGCTCACCGGCTATGACATTGCCTGGCCGGCAGAGAAGCGTGATCGGCGCGCGGTCAACAAGTGTGACCTCGCCTTCGTCTGCGTCCCTACGGAGGGGGGAGCGGACGGACACCTGCAAGCCGATGCGCTCGATGATGTCTTATCATGGGTGGATACGCCCATAATCGCGATCCGCAGCACGATCCCGCTCGTATGGAAACCGCCGAAGCGAAAGAACATTGTGCTGTGTCCCGAGCTGATCGGCGAGACATCATTTCACCCCTTCCGCGACGAGAGGGCCGTCCCGTTTGCACTCGCCGGCTGCCGACCGGGCGATGAGATAGCGGCACAGCAGGTGCTCGACCTCTGGAAGCCGGTGCTCGGCCCGGAGAAGAAATACTACCTGACGACCTGGGAGGTGGCCAGCAAGGTCAAGTATGGCTCCAACTGCTGGCTGTCCATGAAGATCGCCTGGATGAATGAGTTTCTTTCGCGGTGTGAGCGGCCCGATGAGGTGCGGAACATTCTGTGCGACCTTCCTTGGATCGCGTCCTATGCAACGCTGCCGCTCGGACCCATCGGAGGCAAGTGTCTGCCCAAGGATATGCGTTCCTGGCAGGCGACATATGGAGGCCCACTCGCGAAGGCTATACTGCGGTACGTTGAGCCAGAGATATGAATCTCGCCCACATAGCTTTCTACAAGCGATCTGAAGGACACCCCGGCGGTGTCCCTCTCTTTGGCCACTACGTGGAGCAGCGGCTCGGCGCGCGACTCTACTCGTGGTCGGACATACCGCAGAAGTCACGCGTGGACGAGGTGGGCGCGGCGGACATTCTGGGGCGCTGGCTTGTTTCGTCGGGGGCGCTGAAGGACGTTGACACCGTGATCGTGGACGGTTTCTGGGGGCGCGGCCTCATCGACTTCAGGGGTCTCGTCGTGGCTGTTGCACACGGCACATGGAAGGGCATCGGACTGTCCTGCAATTCGGCCGCCGCCATGCAGCTCGGCGAGATCCAGCAGGTCGAGTACCGGCGCCTGCCCACCGTGGCGTTGAGTCAGTGGACGAAATGGGAACTGCAGGGACTCTACGGCGTCGAGCCAACGGCGATCATCTGCAATGGCGTGGACCTGCACGAGTTCGCGCCGCGGCAGAATCCTACGCGGGCGCGCCCGGTCGCGATCTACCCGAGCGATGCCAAGCCGAAGGGCGGGGACGTGATCGCGGCGCTTGCGACGAGGCGGCCCGATATCGAGTTCCGGCTCATCGGGGCGGGGATCGGACAAGAAGCTGACGCTATAGCCGCAGGAGATATCTTCGTCTCCCCGTCTCGTGCAGACGGCTGCCCCTATGCGGGATTGCAGGCGCTAGCCTGTGGGTTGCCCGTTGTGGTAAGCGACGTGGGGCTGTTCGCCGATATTGAGGACGGCATAATGGGCGGCCTACCAGTCGGTGAGAAATTGCCCGTCGTGGCGACAGACGCGGACGCGGTTGAGCAGTGGAGCAAGGCGCTTACGCGGGTGCTGGCGCGGCGGGAGGAACTGTCGCGGGGCGCTCGGGCATGGGCTGAGAAGTTTGGCGGACTGGATAGGTGGGAGGCGGACTGGCGAGAGTTCCTGCAGGGGATGGTGGTCTGATGGCGACGACGATGCGAGATATCAAACGCAAGGCTTCCGCTGCTCACGCGTCGCCTCCAGTCCAGGGGCAGGCGGTCCCGCCAACTGTCCTGCCCCTGGATACCTGTGGCGCTTGCGAAGCCTCTCTGTTCGGCCAGTTCGAGGCGGTGGCCGCGGGCGACGAGGGGCTTTACATGAGTGAGGACCGCAGGGGGCGCGAGGCAAACGGGGCCTCGCAGCCGCGCGACTTCAAGTGTCGGCAGTGCGGGCGAATCATGCGGCGGATTCCCGATGGAGTCGATGGACAGGTGACAACGACATGACCAACGTTGAACTCATCGCGGAACTGAAACTGCTCGGCTTCGGGGCGGGACTGACTGACCCCCAGTGGACACAGGCGACCAAGGACGCGGTCCGCATGTACTCGCGGCAGAGGCCGCGCCACGTCCTCGGCACCATCACCACCGAGGCCGACGTGGAGGAGTACAGTCTGCCCGCGGGCGGTTACCTGTGTATCGAGCTGGCGCCTATCGACGTGCTGGAGGACCTGAGCGAACTGATATCCGACGCGTCCACCCTGGCGGGAGCGCTCACCGGCGGCGACGTGATAATCGACTTCAACCAACCCTCCCAAGTAGATATCTACCGCCAGAAACTGGAGCATTGGGCGCGGCAGTTCGGCACGAAATGGGACCAGGATATGCCGGGCGGCAAGGTTCGCATCATGCCTTGCCCGGAGAGCGTCACCACCCTGGCGGTGCTGTATACGGCGTGGCACGCTACTGCCGACACGGTACCCACCGAGGACGCCGACCTGCTCATTCTAGCGGGGAAGGCGGTGGCAACGGCAGTCATGGCGACAGGTGGCGCGGCGTCGGTTGTGGCCTCCGGGGGCCGACTTACCCTCGGCCCGTACACGAAGGACATGGGCGGGATCGGCGCGATAACCGTTGCACTGTTCAAGCAGGCCGCGACGCTGGAGAAGGACTTCCTGGGCGCGGCCCGGCTCCCCGCGGCGGCATACAAGGCATAGGACATGGCAGACGCTCTACTCCAATCGCTGCTCACCCATACCGCCGACATCTACCACCTCGACACGACCGAGGATGTGGACGGCCAGGAACTGGAGGGGTATCCGGCACTGCCCGATATCGCCGACCATCCCTGCGCTATCCACCAGGACGGGAAGGCCCTCATTGAG